CGCCGACGGTGTAGAGCGCGCGCAACCGGACGCCCGCCTCGTCGAACCGGCCGTCGGCCTCCTCGACTCGCTGGGGTGCCAGACGGCGCGGCCAGACATACAGCCGGCGCGGCTTCGGGAGCGTCGGCTCGGTCGCGCCGTCGTCCGCGGTGAAGCCGGCGGGCAGCGGCAGGATCAGGCGCACGGCGTCAACGACCGGGACGAACACGCCGCTCACGCGGTCACCCGGCCGCTGTCGAGGCCGGTGCGCAGGCGCGCGGTCATCGCGCCGCGGTGCGGCCAGAGCGACCGCGCCAACCGCGAGCGAGTCACGACCTGATCGGCCGGGCGGGTGTAGGCGTGGCCGTCCGACGACTCCTGCTGGTACGGGCTCGCCGAGAGCGTCAGGCGCACGAGCTCGAGCAGGACCCGCTCGACCGCCGCCTGGTCATGCGGGGTGGACGTGACGGCGACGCTCGGGCCGCGCCAGGCGCCGACCGGCTCGACCCGCGCGCCGCCGAGCAGCCGGATGCCGTCGGCGGCGAGCGCGACCCCGCCGTCGACGACCTCGACCGCGGTCGTCGGGCGGCGCAGGAGCAGGGGCCGGCCGTCGCCCGGCGTGACCCAGATCGTGTCCGTCCGCTCGCCGACGAGCTGGCCGATCCCGTCGACCGGGTCGTTGGCCAGCCAGTCCTCCTCGCGCTCGATGACGAGCGTGAGGTCGGCCGCGTCGATGCCCGGCGACATCAGCGCCGCGACGTGGTCCGGATCGAGCAGGGTCGGCATCGTCGGTCCGACCGCCTACGGGGCGATCACGCCCGCCGCCCGGGCGGCAGCGAGCAGGAGGTTGAGCTTGGCGGCGATCGCGTCGACCTCGGCCTTCGTCGGCGGGTTGGTGGCGCTCTCGCTGGCGTTGGCGATCGCGGCCGCCGGCGTGGTGGACGCCCAGCGGCCGTTCGTGTCGGCCTTGAGCAGGCGACCCGGCGTGGCGGTCGGGAGGATGTCAGGCATCGGGTGGCTCTCCTTCGGTCGTGGGGGTGACCGCGTCATCGCGAGCAGGAGCCGCGGCCGCCCGACCACGCGGCTCCTTCTTCGTCGCGGGCGAGGTGGTGTCGACGGGGTAGCCGTGGCGGGCGAAGTAGGCGAGGGCCGAGGCGTCGTCGGCCTCGACCTCGCCCCGTCCGTCGCGGAAGACGACCCCGGCCCGGGTGCCGGTGAAGCCCGGGTCGGGGGTGCTGATCCTGCGGGTGGTCATCAGGACACCGTCACGCCGCGGAGGACGGTGGCTGCCTTGGTCGCCTTGAGCGCGACCGCGAGGGGGCCCATCTCGACCTCACCCGTCTTGACCGCACCTGCTTCCGTGAAGTCCGGCAGCCAGGTCCGCACCAGGGGCTGGCCCGAGACCGTCACGCCATGGAAGCCGTCGAGGCCGACCCGGTAGGCGTAGAGGTCGGTCAGGCCGAGTGCGACCGGGATGATCGGGTTGTTGGAGCCCGCCTTCGCGCCGGCGTCGACGAGGAGGGCGTTGCCGTAGAACTCACGCCGGATCGGCGCGCCGCTGCCGCCCGTGAGGCCCTCGACCGGGCGCTCGACGTACTGGTTGGCCCGCCGCGCGACGGCCCGGAACTTGGCGATCGCGAGGCTGTTGCCGACGATGACCGAGGGCGGCCCGTCGAGGACCGAGAGCCACTGGTCGATCGCGTCGAGGGCCTTCATGTACGACGTCGCCGCGACGTCGAAGTCGGTCCAGTCGCCACCGCCCGGGAGCGTCGACGCCGCGATCTCGGTCGACGTCCCGGTGAGCGCGGCATCGAGGCCGTCGAAGCCGTCGGGGTCGACCGCCGTGTCGCCGTTGATGAGCTCATCGGTGAACTTGGTCCGGGTGGCCTTGGCCAGCTGCTCGAGCTGGAACGCGGTCTCCGCGCCGCGGGCGAGGTCGGACAGCACGCGGTCGATCTGGAACGCGCCGCCGAGCGGCCGCAGGTCGACCGTGAAGCGGTCCTTGGCGGCCTCGGCCGGGGTGTACTCGGCGTTGATCGCGCGGAACGCGGCCGCCCGCTCCGTGATCACGCGGTGGTAGCCGTAGGTCAGGGTCGAGCCGCCGCCCATCGGGTTGACGGTGTCGTGGAAGAGCAGGCTGTCGAGCAGGGCCGACTGCTTGCGGAACTCGTCGATGACGAGGCGGTCGACGTCGTCCTGGGTGTTGAGCGCCGCCTCGGCGAGGGTGACGGGCATCTGCTGGTCTCCTTTCGAGCCCGTCCCTTCGGGCGGGCGGTGTTAGCCGGTTCGTGCGCCGAGCCGTGCCGCGACGGCGCTGGCCAGATCGGTGGCCCGCGGCGCCCCTGGCGCACGAGGCCCGCCGTCGACCGAGCCCGGCCCTGCGGTCGCCGGCGGTCGATAGGCGTCGGGCACGCGGGCCTTGTGGGCCTTGAGCGCGTCGTCGAGTCCTGTGACCTGGTCGCTTTCGTCGACCACCAGCCCTGAGAACTCCGCGGCGTTGGCGAGGTCCTCGATGAGCGCGGGCAGGGCGCCGGCGCGCGCGAGGGCGAGCTTCACTTCGGCCCGGCGGACCCGGGCGTGGAGCCGCTCGGTGACCTCGTCGGCGCCGGCCTTGCGGGCGGCGGCGATGGCCTTCTCGGTCTCGGACAGCGAGGCTGTCCGGAGCTGCTCGAGCTCCCGTTCGGCGGCCTTTGACGCGGCGAGGGCGGCGTTGCGCTCGGCCTTCATCGCGTCGAGGGCCCGCTTGCCGGCGTCGCCCAGACCCAAGGTGTCGTCCGGTGCGGACGGATCGGAGGCGGGGATGGCGGCAGGCTGGGCCTGCGGGGTCGGGGCCGGCGCGCTGGCCGCCGGCGGCGTCTGGGGAGGCGTTGCACCTCCCGCGGCGGGCGTTGCGCCCACAGGAGTAGTCGGTTCGCTCATGACGATCGGGTCAACCTCCGGTGCTGTCAATCGGCCTCGGGATGTAGGCTTGGTCGGTGAGCCATCGGATCGAGTTCCTGTACTTCGACGGCTGCCCCAACCACGTCACGGCGCGTGCGCTGCTCGACGACGCCATCGCCGAGCGCGCGCCAGGGACGCCGGTCGAGGTGATCGACGCGACCGATCCAGCCGTGGCCGCCGCCCACCGCTTCCCGGGCTCGCCGACGATCCGGGTCGACGGGGTCGACGTGATGCCGGGGTACGTGGACCCGGGCGACTACACGCCGCGGTGCCGGGTCTTCCCGACGCCGGATGGGCTCCGCGGCGTGCCGCCCCGCGAGTGGCTCGAGGCTGCGCTCTCGTAGGGTCATCGCGACGGCACCGTCACGACGGGTGCCGGTGTCGCGGGATCGATCGGGGTGACGATCGCGGGCGGGGCAGGCTCCGGCGGCGTGGCCGCGAGCTCGGCCTCCCAGTCGAGGACCTGCTGCTGGCTGTAGCCGAGCTCGGTCCATAGCTGGCGGCGCGGGACGTCGAGGTCCTTCTTCTTGGTCACGGCATCGACGTGCTGGCTCTCGGACTTCGTCTCGGGGTTGCGGAAGGCCGCCTCCGCGCCGGTCATGGCGGCCCACTTCTCGAAGCGCGCGGAGGCCGCGGCCGAGTTGCCGGGCGCTCGCGCCTTGATCGCGAAGGCCAGGCGCATGGCGTCCTCGAGCGGGTCCTTCCAGTCGTCGCCGCGCTCGCCCGCGACCGCGCTGATGCCGCGCTCGACCGCGGTGAGGCTCTCGCCGGACGGGAACGTGCCCTGGGTGCCGAGCAGGTAGTGGGGCGGGAAGCGGCTCGCGGTCGCGATCGCCTGGACGAGCGTCTCGTGAACCTTGATGTAGCCCGCGAGGTCGGTCTGGCTGAACTCGGCGAGCCTCGGCTCGGGCTCGCCGGGCGCGTTCGGGGGGACGGTGATCAGCGAGTCGAGCGCGACGTCGAACGGCTGGACCGGGGCGCCGGTGGCCGGGTCGACCTCGAGTGCGAAGTTGAGCATGACCTTCTGGCGGAAGGCCCCGTAGAGGCCGGCGAGCATGACGTTCGCGATGTTGGCGTTGATCGCGTCCTGGATCGGCACGACCTTGCCGAGCTCGGACTCGCCGACCAGGTGGAGGTCAGGCTTGTTGGGGAACGGGATGACCGGCACCACGCCCAGCGGGTTCGGCAGCGGCCATGGCTCGCCCGGCACGATCCGGCGCTCCCAGGCCGTGCCCCCGACCGTCGCGAGCTCGGCCCCGGCGGTGTTCGCTGTGGCCGGCGTCCGGTACTTGTAGACGGCATCGGGCAGAAACAGGGTCGCGAACAGCGCGCCCGGCTCGTCCTCGTCGGCCCAGCGCTTGAGCGCCGCGCGACGCGCCCCGGTCTCGGGGTGGACTGAGACGATCACCTCGGCGCCGTCCTCGACCCAGATGCGCGGCGACCAGTCCTCGTCGGGCCACAGGACGAGGCTGAACTCGCCCTTGATGAGGCCCGAGCGCATGCCCCGCTTGAAGCCCGCGTCGAGGTTGTTGTCCTGCCAGATCTCCCAGGCGGCCTCGGAGGCGCGGTCGTCGCCGCCGAAGGTGAAGCCGTCGACCCCGAGGCGCTCGCTGATCGAGTCGACCACCACGCCTGCGTAGTTGACGTAGATCGGCATCCGCAGCCCGAACGCCTCGATGACCCGGCGGATCTTGTACGTCTCGCGGTGCCGGCCCTCGTAGTACGCCTGGTAGAGGGCCATGCCCGAGGCGTCGACGAGGCGGCGCTCCGTCCCCGGGTCGTCGCGCCGGCCGACCCTGTTGAACGTGGCGCGGCCGGCCCGGGCCGTCAGCCGCCGACCCAGCCGATCGAGCCACCAGGTGGGGCTGCCGACCTCGGGCGCGGTGGTCACCGGAAGCTTCCGATGACGCGCGGCTTGGGCGGCGGCGGCGGTTCGAGCATCGCCATCGCGATCGCGCGGACCATCGCGACCGCCGCGACGTTGGGGCGGGTCGAGCCGTGCTTACTGCGGGTGACCTTCATGCCCCGCTCGGTGAGGACCGCGGTCGTGTTGGCCACGTGAGCGGCGAGGATTGGGTCGGCCTCGTGGACGAGGCGTCCCGTCGTGATGAGCTCGTAGGCGAGGGTCGAGGGCGGACCCATGACCGCCGCGGTCATCGGGACGTCGACCATGTTCAGCCCGTCCTGTTCGAGGATCTCGGCCGACTCGCCGAACGCCTGGCGGTCGAACCCGTAGGCGGGTCCGGGCAGGACCCGCTTCGTCCGCTCGTCGCGGGCCTGCGGCAGCGGGAACTCCGCGCGGAGCTCGCGCAGGCGGACGCGCATCGCTTCCGTGCTGGCCATCCCGGTCGCCGACTCCGGCGCGAACACGCTCGCCCTCACCACGACCCGGTCCCCCTGGCGCTGGGCGACGGCGACCGCCCCTTGGTCGCCGCTCGGGCTCTTGTCGATCCCGACCCCGATCGGCAGCGCCGCGTTGAGTGGCAGGTCGCCGGTCGCGTCGCGCCACGTACCGTCGCGGAGCCAGGCGTCCTCGAAGCCGACGAACTGGTTGAGGTGGTAGCGGCGCCACTCCAGGAGCGCGCCACGCGCCCGGAGGCGCGCGAACTGGGCGCCCAGGTACTTGCCGTCGTGGAGCCACGAGACGGGGTTCGCCGCGTACCAGACCGCGGGGTCCTCGATGTCCGCGTCGCGCGGGGCGCCGTACCAGTAGATGAGGGTGCCGTTGACCCGGTCGCGGTAGATGAGGAGGCTGCCGCGATCCTCGAGCTCGCCGGACCCTGTGAACATCGACTCGAACAGCTCGGCGAGGATGCCCTCGCCGGCCACCCCTGCCGTCGTGATCCAGAGGGTGAACGGCTGCTCGCGGGCGCCGGTGCCGGTCGTGAGGGCGGTGTACAGCTCGGCGGACTTGTGGGCGTGGAGCTCGTCGACGATGTTGGCCGAGGGGTTGAGGCCATGCTGGAGGGCAGCGTCGGAGCTGAGGGAGCGCATGATCCCGCCGTTGCGCGGGCACTCGATGACATAGCGGTGCGGCACCAGCCGGTCGAGCAGGAGCGGGCTCCGCTGGACCATGCTCCGGGCCTGGCCGAGCACGATGCCAGCCTGGTTGCGGGCAGCCGCGGCGACGTAGACCTCGGGCTCGGGCTCGCCGTCGGCATCGAGCATGTAGAGCCCTGCGGCGCTGGCCATCGTGGACTTCGTGTTCTTGCGCGGGATGCCGAGCCCGACCTCGTTGTAGATCCGGAGACCGGTCGCGGGGTCGAACTCGAGCGCTTCCCACCAGAACTCGCGCTGCCAGTCCTCGTAGACGAGGGGCCGCCCGGCCCAGCGGCCCTTGGTGTGGCGGATGTACCGCTCGCAGTACGCAGCGAAGTGGGGGCCGCCGGTGAGGGCATCGGGGACCACGACTCAGCCCACATCGCCCACCACCCGGAGCCGCGGCGGGAGCCCGATGTCGGCCGTGAGCGAGTCGAGCGAGCGCGCCTGGTCGATCCGCAGGCCGACGCGCGCGGATGGCGACAGGCCGAGCTCCCGGGCGAACTGACGAAGCTCGTCGGCGTTGTCGCGGACGACCTGGTGGAGTGGGTTCTTCACGAGCTCGCCACGCTGGCCGCGGACCAGCGGGCCCGACTGGACCAGCAGCCGCGCGGCGTGTTCGTACCGCGCGACGCTCTCGCAGTAGCAGCGCAGGACGTCCGCGTCGGCGGCTCGGATGACGCCGGTGTCGCGCATATCGCGTAGTACCCGTCGCCAGACGGCCTTGGCGTCGGGATCCATGTCGCCAGGCATCTTCGGCAGGTCGGCAGCCGGCATCGGCTCGTGGAGGTTGAGGCGGCTCGGTCGCGTCTCGCCCCGGAGGCGCTTGACCTTCGTCGGCGTCGGCGCGGGACCCCGCCTACCCACGATCGGGCACCGTGGCGTACCGGCAACGATCCGCCTTGACTCTATGGCCGATATCGGCCATGTTATGGACATGAGCACGAACGCAGCAGCCACCGCGATCACGAACTTCGAGACGCTGACGCAAGCGACGATCCGGGTCGACGAAGCCGAGCGCCAGGTCCGGATCGCGGAGATCCGCCTGAACAGCCTCGTCCCGGGCGCGCCCCTCCGGTTCGGGGTCGAGGCGACCCGCCGCCTGCGGGCCGCGGACGCCGAACTCGAGGCGGCCCGAGTCGCCTACGAGGCGGCGCAGGACCTGCCGACCCCCGAGGAGTAGCGGGTGCTGACCCTGACCGAGGCGGCCGACGAGCTCGGGCTGGCGGCCTCGACCCTCCGCCACCAGGTCCAGGCCGGCCGCCTGCGGGCGCGCCTCGTCGGCAAGACCTACGTCGTCACGCCCCGCGAGATCGACCGCTACCGGCGTGAGCACCTCGGCAAGCCCGGCCGCCCTAGCCATCGACCCGCTCCGCCGTCCCGCCCGTGAAGGCCTGCCAGCGCTCGATCGCGACTTGGACGTACTTGGGGTCGATCTCCATCGCGTAGCAGCGGCGGCCCAACGTCTCGGCCGCCATGAGCGTCGTGCCCGAGCCGCTGAACGGCTCGTACACCGCTTCGCCAGGGCGGAGGTGGTTCCGAATCGGGATCTCGGAGAGGAGCACCGGCTTCTGAGTCGGGTGGTCCTCCTTCGCCTCCTTGGAACCGCCACCGATCCGCTTGGGCGACGGGGCCCGCCAGATCGTCGACTGGTCGCGCTCGCCGATGAACAGGTGCGGCACGCCGGGCCGTCGGACGACGACGCACGGCTCGTGCGCCCAGTGGTACCAGGAGCGGCCGACCGAGAAGAGGCCCTTGTCCCAGATGATCTGGCCGGCGAGCTCGAAGCCGATCGTCTGCAGGCCCGACAGGACCTCGAGCGTGTGGATGCTCGCGTACCAGACGTAGCCGACCTGGAGCGACGGCACGAGGGCATAGGCCTCGGACCAGTCGGCCCGGGTGTCCATGCTGATCGAGGTGTTGCGGTGACCCGCGGTGTGGTGGCCCCGGCCCTTTCGCGGGACCGCGTCACCGTCCGCGACCTCGGCCATCATGTACGGCTTCTCGGCGCCGGCCACGACGCCCCAGCCCTTGACCCGCTTGCGGGGCCCGTTGTACACGCCGTCTCGCCACGTCTGGTCGAGCTGGACGCCGTAGGGCGGGTCGGTCGCGAGCAGGGTCGGCGCCGCCCCGTCGAGGAGGCGGGCCACGTCGTCGGCGTTGGTGGCGTCGCCGCACAGGACCCGGTGATCGCCCAGGCGGTACAGCTCACCGGGCTTGACGTACGGCTCCTCGGGCGGCTCCGGTACCTCGTCTGGGTCGGTGAGTCCCGCCTTGGGCTCGCTGCCGCCGAGGTCGCCGAGGAGCGCGAGCAGGCCGGCGTCGTCGACCGTGACGTCCGCCAGGAGTGCACGGAGCTTCTCGTCGTCTCGCCCGGCCATCGCGCCGATTGGGTCGAGGGTCGCGAGGACGAGCGCCTCCTCGGCAGGCTCAAGGTCGACGTACAGGACGGGGACGGTCGGCTCGCCGCGCGACAGAGCCAGCGCCACCCGGGCGTGGCCGTCGACCACGAACCCGGTGCGCTGATTGACGAGCACCTGCTGGACCCATCCGACCGCGTCGAGCGCGCCAGCGAGGGCGTCCTGCTGCGCTTTCGGGTGGATCCGCCAGTTCGCCGGGTTGGCCAGGAGCTGGTCGGGTGCCTCCTCGCCGGACCCGGTGATCCGGTTGCGCCAGGCGGTCGTCGGGACCGCCACGACGGCCTTCGCACTCATTGGGCGGCCGCCAGTTCGCGGGATGGGCCGGAGCCACGAACGCGGACTGGTCGCCGGCGCCATGGCACGCTTAGCGCATGGACCTTCGCCCGCTCCTCGCCGTCTTCGTGGGGATCGTGCTCCTGTGGGCTGCCCTCCTTGTGGTGTTCTGGATCCTCCGACCCCGAGGCGTTCCCGTACGCGAGATCGTGAAGGTCGTGCCGGATGTGCTCCGGCTGATCCGTGCCCTGCTTACCGACCGCGCGGTCCCTCTGGACGTTCGGCTCGTGCTCGTGGCGCTGCTCGCCTGGATCGTCTCGCCGATCGACTTGATCCCAGAGTTCATCCCCGTGCTCGGTCCGCTCGATGACGTGGTCGTGGCGGTGGTCGCGATGCGCTACGTCCGGCGGCGACTCGGCGTCGATGCCCTGCAGACTCGGTGGGTCGGCACGCCTGATGGCTTCGCCCTGGTCCTGCGCGTCATCGGGACGGACCGGTAGAGACCCGGCAGATCGGCCTTGCATCGTCGCGCCGGCAGCGTGATGGATGTCCGCCGCGACGCCAGACGCGCGTCGACGAACGAAAGGACGAACGACATGGCGGACATGCGCAGGTGCATCGGGTCGGCTAAGTTCGGGATCGAGGCGCACGAGGCGCCGGTCACCGAGTTCCCGGCCCAGCCCAGCCAGAAGGACGGTCTCGGGCGGATGTGCAAGCCCCACTGGAACCAGTACACGAGCGCGCTGCGCAAGGCGGCTCTCGCCCGGAACGCCGCCGCGGCCGAGGTGCCCGAGCCGATCCCGGCCCCGCGCAAGCGCGGACGCACGGCGGTCGTCCCGGAGGCCGGTTCGCAGGGTGACGCCGGATAGCCCGTCAGCGACCAGCCGACTCTCGGACCCCGGGCGCGAGCCCGGGGTCCTCTCTCGTGCGGTGGCGCTGGTGGCCACGGTCCCGTTGATCGCCGCACGTGGGCCACCGTGGGCGCTCACGGGCGAGCGCGGGCGGGTCACCGGACGGGCGACCACTGATATTTCTCGCGAAACTCGGCCGCGTGCACACAGTCGCGCGGCGCGGTCTGGCGGCATCGGCCTCCCGACATGGGCTACCCCGCCCCGGTCCGTCGACGCACCCTTCGTGGAGTTGCACGAGCGGCATAGGACGGCGGTGTTGGCGATGTCGAACGGCGCGCCGCCAGCGGCGAGCGGGATGACGTGATCGACGGTCAGGTCCGAGGCTTGGTGGGCCGGACGCCGGTAGCCAGGACACCAGTTGCCGTGCTCACCACGCCAGGCGCGGAGCACACGGCCGCTGAGTCGTTGCCAGGTCCGCGTGCTGTACAGCGCGTTGTGCCGGCTTCGGTTGGACTGGCGGGCGTGGTCCGTACACCGGCTACCCGCGCGGCTGGTGACGACACCGCAGACCGTGCACAGCTTCACCCGCAGATCGTCGGCGGGCAGGCTGGCGCGGTCTATTCGCTCGGGGTGCTACGTCTGCGGGGCCATCTGCATCGGACTCGGCCGACGGCCGAGCGCGGCTCGCGCCTGCTCAGCCGGACCTGCGGCCCAGGCCCGCCTTGTAGCCGATGAGGGCCGCCTCGACGCGACTGCGCGCACCGAGCTTGGCCAGCACGCTCGTCATGTAGTGCTTCACAGTCTTCTCGGCGATCACCAGCCGCTCGCCGATCTCGGCATTCGAGAGCCCTTCGGCGACGAGATCGAGGATCTCCCGCTCCCGCTCCGTCAGCTCCTCGAACGGGTCCACGCTCGTGGCGGCTGGCCGGAGCGCGGCGAATGCCAGCCGGGAGCTCACATACCGGTCGCCGCCGGCCACCTGCCGGAGGATCGCCGCGAGCTCGCGCCCGGCCACACCCTTCAGGACGTAGCCGGTCGCCCCCGCGTCGATCGCCGCACGCAGGTCGTCCTCGTCCTCGGACACGGTGAGCATCACGATCTGGGTCGCGGGGCTCGCCGCGTGCGCCTCGCGGGCGGCGGTGATGCCGCTGCCCGGCATGCTGACGTCGAATAGCGCAAGGTCGGGCCGGTGGTCGCGGACGAGACGCGCGGCGTCCCGCGCATTCGCGGTCTCGCCTATGACGTCGAAGCCGGCGGCACGAAGCGTCCCGACGACGCCCTCGCGGTAGAGCGGATGGTCATCGGCGATCACGATGCGCAGGACGGGCTCGCTCATGCCACCACCCCCGACTTGACGGGCAAGAGGAGGACCAGTCGCGTGCCCGGTCCGTCGTGCCGTGCCTCGATCCGGAGCTCGCCGCCGAGCAGCTCCGCGCGTTCGTGCATCCCGGCAAGTCCGAGCGCGCCATCTCGCACCGTTGCCGGATCGAACCCCGGACCTCGATCGGCGACTTCGAGCCGAACCTCAGTCTCGTCCTGCGCGAGCGTCACCTCCACCTCGCGGCCGCCTGCATGGCGCGCCGCATTCGACAATGCCTCTTGTAGCACCCGGTAGAGGCCGATCTTGACGACGTCGCTCGCCCCGCGAGGCTCCGTGCCCTCCAGCCGCAGCGTGACCTGCTGCCCCGTCCGACGCTCGTGCTCCCGGACGCCGCGCTCGACGACTTGGCCAATGCTGAGCGGCTCGAACGTCGGTGAGCGGAGTCCGGAGGCGATCAGCCGCAAGTCCGCCAGTGCGGATGCGACGGCATCAGAGACCACCTGCCCGCCCTCGAGCTC